TGTTCAAACTTCTCATTGCGAGTGGTGTCGCCGTTTCAGCAGCTGCGCTGGCATCTCCTGCTCTCGCCGACTCCGGCGTGTATGTGAATCCCGAATTTAACGGTGGTTCCTACGGCAACGATTGGCTGGGTGGCACCCTCAATCTTGATGTGGGTTACGAGACCTCTGATGGTATCTATTCCTTCTACATCCAGGGCGGCCCTGCAGTTGTCATGCCTGACGGTCTTGACCAGGAACTGGAACTCGCTGGCAAATTCGGCGGCTCTGTCGCTGTTAGCGAGAAAGCTTCCGTGTATGGCGAACTCAGCGGTATTACTGGCGATGAGTTTTCTGTTGGCACCAAAGTTGGCATGAAGTACAGCTTCTGAGCTACTTTTTAATCGCAGATCTGCCCCCTCTCCTGGTTCTCACACAGCAGGAGGGGGTTTTTTTATCAATGCGATTATGAGCACCAAACTCAACGGCAACAGGTTCTCCCCGATGGGTAGCCGCGTTCCAACAGAGCTTTTGCCAACCGCTATCCGTTATGAACATGCACGAGCCGTGCTGTTTGATCAATTTGGTCAACACAGCAAAGCTAGGGAGTGCGAGAAATTGAAGCGTTATTACGAGCGCCGTAGCATGGATGAGTGTGTTTAAGACTCATGCAAAAGGTCTACAACGTGCTTGGCGTGCTGGGCTTTGTAATGTCTGGAACGCTGGTTGGGCTGAGCATTGCTGCTTTTGCTCAAATTCCAGGGATGATCGATGACATGGCCGCCGACATGATGGATGACATCACCGGCAAGGTGACTGACATGGTGCCAGGTCAAATTGACGAGGCCATGCCAGAGTTGCCGACCAGCACTGGACCGGCTGTGCCGTTCAAAGTTCCATGAGCGATCAGGTCAACTCACCAGCGCACTACACCAAAGGTCGCGTCGAAGCTATCGAGGTGATCGAAGATGTGGTCGCTGGTGCGCCTGATGCTGTAACTGGCTATCTGGTGGGGCAGACCATGAAGTACTTGCTGCGGGCATGGCACAAAGGCAATGCAATGCAAGACCTGCAAAAAGCGGCTTGGTATTTGAACCGTGCTATCGAGCGATTCAAGCCTTGACACAAGAAAACCCCGCCTAGGACGGGGTTCTCAAGTGCCGACGCTCTAGCAGAACAGAGG